CAGTTTCGCTCTCATCGTGTTTGTAGTTGGCGGCGGACAGGAGCCCGTTCAGCAGGTCGTCCTCGTGTTCGCGGGCGTCTGCTCGGATTTCCTCCTGGGTGACAGGGCCCATGGCGGTCACTTCCGCGAGTGCGGTTACTCTTGTACTCATTGTTTCCTCCATCAAATTCTAACGGGGCGCGTCTTTTGGCGCTGCCCCGTCTGGTGTACTTTCGGTATGGGTCAGGACAGCCGCAGCAGGCTCTGCAGCTCCGGCGGGTCGTTGACGGCCATGTTCCAGGCACGCTTGATGAGGTCGCCGACACTGACATTCTGCAGGTCGATGTTGCCGTCGGGCACGACGCCGCGGTAGTTCATACGCTGCGAGGTACCGTTTCGGCCATAAAGGACGCCCTGGAAAGTCCAGTCGGGCTGCTGGCCGCTGTGCATCATGTCGAACATGTCGGTGATGAGGTCGTCATCCTCGACGATGATCTGGGACATGGTCAGCGTGACTTTGTACGACTGGAGGACGCTGTGCTCCTGGGCATCGCCCAGGGGCTGGTAGGCGGCGTTGGTCACGTTGACCTGCGCCTGATAGCTCTCGACGGTGGCAAGGAGCTTGCCGTTTCCGTCGTAAATGACCCCGTCCTTGCCGGTGAGGGCAAAGCGGGTGTCCTGCGGGCCTCTGTTGTTATACATAGGTTCCTCCTCTCTCAAATCTCGGTGTAGCGGTAGCGGTACGCCAGGTAAATCTTTTCGATGCTGTCGATGTCATCGACTTCGATGATAAACCAGGCGCTATCGCCCTGTGCCGGGTTGGCTTCGTCCTCATAGGCGTCGCCCTGGAGGAGCTTCTTCTCGCCCACCATGCGGCCAATGACGCCTTTGATGGCGGCGATGATGGTGGCACGGCCGTCGGGATCGTTGTTAATCTTACCGACCAGGGCGTCCACAGTGTCCCCGACGCGCTGCATGAGCTCGAAACGGGTCTTGACGCGGCGGATTTTCTTCCAGCCTTCGTCCATGTTGCCGTTCGGGGTGATCAGGGTGTTAATGCCCTGCTCAATCCACACCTGACCTGCGGTGTTGGTGGTCAGGACGATGCAGCCGCGCTGCAGGGCCGTCTCGATCTGGCTGGGGGCAAGGGTCTCGTTCAAAACCGCATACCCGGAGACGACGGCGTGGGTCAGGGAAATGTTGGACGGGCACGCGGCAATCATGCCGCCAATGCGGGCAGCGTTGCGCCAGCCCTCATACACCACGCCGGCAGCGCTCTTGGCACTGTTCAGCACATACTGCACCTTTTCGTCGTTGAACGCTGCGGCATTGGTCATGCGGGTGGCGGTGGCGACGCTCTTGGGCTCGGACAGGCAGGCGGTGCAAAAACCGCCGTTGCCGTAGACCTTGTCGATCCACGCCTGCACCAGCGCATGGACGGCGGTGTCGTCGGTGTCCACGCAGAGCACATTGCCGAACACGGTATAAAGGGCGTCGAGGCCGGCGCTATACTGCGCCGTGGCCACAGTGGGGTTGGTGCCCGCGGTCATGGCCGACTGCGTGATGGTGGCCAGGACGCCGTTGCCTGCGGACAGCTTGGTGGCGATGAAATCGTCCAGATTGTCGTTGATGGCCTTGACCAGGCCGTCGGCCTCCGCGCCATCGGCCGCGAAGCTGACCTTGGCGTATTCCGTGGTGCCCTCATAGAAAATGCACTCACGGCCGGCGCCGGTCAGGCTGTCCCGGATGCTCACGGTGAAGGCGCGGTCGCCCACGTAGGCGCCGGTGATCTTGACGGCGTTGGCCGGAGTGTTGGCCGTGTCCTTGAGGGTGATGGTCGGGGCGGAGCCGCCGGTACCCACGCGGACGAAGTGGCCCTTGGTGATGCCGCCGGTAAACATTTCGGTGATCAGATCCTGCGTCATGCCGGAGCCGAAAATCTTGGCGACATTGGTGTCGGGGGTGAAATCCACGACAGAATTGATGGGGCCCCAATTCGCACGGATCAGGCCGAGTCCGATGCCGTTTCGGGCGCCCGCGGATGCCCCGGCGCCCTCCTTATACCGGCGCTGATAGACGCCGGGGCGGATTTTGGTTTCGCCCACGATGAAAGTGCCAGCCATTTTATTTGACCTCCTTGTTGGCGAATTCCTTGACGATCATCTCCGCCTGCGCGATGGTAGCGACCTGAATGTTGGCCATGCGCAGGGCGGCGGTGGTGATGTCCGGCGAAACGCCGAAAACATTTTCAGACGCTTTTGCCAGCTCCGCCGCGGTGTAGACCGGGTCGGCAGTCTGGCTGGCCGCTTGGGTGGTATCCTTACTCATGTACTGTTCCCTCCTATTCGTTTTCGTTCTCTCCGCAAAGCGGGTAATTGATGTAGAAATCTCCGCCGGACGATCCGGCGGCAATGGATGCGGTCCTGACGGCTCCCTGCATGATTGCGTTCGGTTCCGTTCCTGCCAGCGGGTAGGGGAAGGGGATGGCCTCCGCCTCGCCTCCGGCCTGGATGCCGACGTTGCGGACGTATTCCGTGACCCAATGCTTGGGCGGGCCTTGTTCTTTTGGAGGCGCATCCTGAAAATGTCGATGATAGACGCCGGGGCGGATTTTGGTCTCGCCCACGATGAAAGTGCCAGCCATTTTTATTTGACCTCCTCTGTACCTCCTTAATCGTTGCCCTCTCCGCAGAGCGGATAAGTAAAGGCCATGTCATTGCCGGACGATCCGGCGACAATGGATGCGGTCCTGACGGCTCCCTGCATGATTGCGTTCGGTTCCGTTCCTGCCAGCGGGTACGGGTAAGCTGTGGCCTCCGCCTCGCCTCCGGCCTGGATGCCGACGTTGCGGACGTATTCCGTGACCCAATGCTTGGGCGGTTTTAGCGGCTTCGGCGGCTCTTTGACGTGAATGTGGTTGAGCCTGTGCGCATATCTCTGGCGCTTCAGGATGCCCCATGTTGCCCCCAGTCGGATTTGCCCGGCGCTCAACGGGTCGAGGGTGTTGTCCGCGGCGATCCGCCGCAAAAACATCGGCGACGTGTCCAGCATGATGACCTCGCCACGGCAGGCCAAATCGTCCGTGATGGCCCTGATCCAACGCTGCCGGGCGCTTGCGCCGGGTGCGAACAAATGGCACATGACGACGCCGTCCAGCCAGGCCACGGTGAACGTCTCCCGGCCGACCTCATAACTGTCGAGCCTGAAATACACAGCGGGGTGATCCTCCGACGGCTCCGTAAAATCGGGGAGGGTGTCCTGGCCGATGACCGTGATCTCCGGGTATTCGTCCCGGATGTACTTCATCATGGCCAGCACGGGGTCGGGGTCGCTTGTGATCTGCTCCGGGAAGGCGATCATGTCAAAGGTGACGGTGACGCCGATGACCTTGTCGGTCTTGGTGTCCCGATTGCTTTGGAACGTCTGCGACGCTTGCCAGCTGAAGCTGCAGGGGTTGTCGTCTATGGGCGCCATGATGACGCCGCACAAAACACGCCGAAGGATCGGCTCGATGTCCTCCGGGGCGGGGCCGTCCTCGGTACACCACACGTCGCAGAAAAGCGTGCCGGCTGTCTGGCGTTCCGGGTCGCCGCGGAGGTCGAGGCCGTAACTGATCCGCGGGTATTGCCTGCGGTCGCCCCAGCCCCTGTCTGTGTCCTCCGGGCACGGGCCGAAAAAAATGGCCGGCTCTCCGTCAAAGGAGGCCAGCCCTGGGCTGCCGTAATTGGCCCCGGAAATCCGCGAATAAATCAATTCTTCCAGCTTCATTCTCCGCCGCCGCCGCTGTCGCCGTCGTCGGCCGGGGTGTGGGTGTAGATGGTCTCCAAATCCGGCGACCATGTGACCGTCCAGAGGCCGTCGGCGATTTCGTCGGCCAAAATACTGAAGAAGTTGGTCACGTTGCGGATGCCGGGCTGCCAAATGATGCGGATTTCATCCCGTGTCACGGAGGCGACCTGTCCGTTTCTTTCCTCCGTCCAGGCGGAATACTTGGCCCGGATCAGGTCGCCTTTTTTGATGCCCTGCGTGTTGATGGCCGGCGCCGCGGATGTGATAATCAGCTCCATCGGCTTTTACCTCCTTTCACTTGAGATAGGGCTGGCCGTAAATCTGGACGACGTCCGGCCAGGCTTCTTGCTTGACCTTATCCTCAAACGGGCGGGCGGCCATTTTGGTCGTGCCGTCCTGAAGATACGGTGCATAGACGACGTCGGTGCGGATGCCGGGGGTGAATACCCTGTCCGTGCCGACCATTTCGGCATACGGCAACGGGCGCCAACTCCGGCGCAAGGTGCCGGTGCGGAGGGCAGGTGGCTCTCCCGGCGCTGATGCCGTATAGGTTGCCGTTATGGTCGCCGGCTTGCGGTACACACGGCCGGATCGGCCGCCGGAATTCGACAGGATTTTGTTGGACGCCTTTTTGATGACATTGGCCGCCCTGACCGTCCGGCTTTTGGCCTCTTGCTCGACCGTAGCCAGCACCTTTTTGTGTACCTGCTTAAAACTGACTTCCATCGTCCAGATCCGTCCTTTCCTCCACGTAATAAATCGTTGCGATGCCCATGGCCGCAATATTATCCACGCCGAGGATGTAATAATGGGCATGATCCCGGACAAGCCGGTCGCCCGGTTTTGCCGCCTCGCCGCCCCTCTGTACGATCTGATGCGTGCAGGGGTGGTCTGTTTGGCTGTACCGGGCGATGGCGTTGGCGTCCGCGTCGGCGATCACGCCCCGCAGGATGGCGCGGGTCTCGGTGTCGTAGGTTGTCTGCGCCCGTCCCTTGCTGTCCTTTTTGCGGCTGATCGGCTCGATGATAAAGTCCTTGATCAAATTACCTGTGCGGAGATACATGTCCGGGCTCCTCCTCGGTGCCGCCGCCTCTGCGGTTTTCCATCATCCCCGTGTGGAAATAGTGTGGGCCGCCGATGGCCTGCGGATTTGCGACGGGTGCCGCAGTTTCGACCTCCGCCTTTAATTCGTCCCGGAGCCGTCGCCATGCGTCCAGGCGCTGACTGAGGGATAAGGACAACGCGCCGACCCGCGTGTCCACTTCATACGAAAAACGGAAAAGGATGGATTCAATACAGCGGAGCTTTGCCTTTTTCCACCTGGGCGTCGCTTCGATGATGGCGGTATATTCCGCGTCGGTCAGCGCACAGGTGTCGGCACCGCCCTCGACCATTGTGTCCCCAAGCTCAAACCGCATTTGATCCTTGCCGCCCTTTGCGATCTGGGTGGGGTCGTAGGTATAGGCGGACCGTACCATTATTCGGCAGTCGCCTGCGCCGCCTGGGTCTCCAGGGTCTGGGCTCTCTCTGCCGCGGCTTTCTTGACGGTTTTGCGGCTGTCACAGGCGTCGATCACGATGAGGGCGGTGGCGTCTGTGGTTGTGGCGATGCGTTTGGCCGCTTCCTCCGCGGTCATCTGCAGAACGGTGACGGCTTCAATGACCGTCTCCGGCGTGACCTGCAGCTCCTCGGTGTTCCCGTCGATGGTGATGGGGATGCCGAAGGCGGCCGGTGCCTGGGTGCTGGCCTGGAATCCGGCCTGCTGCGTCTCGGCGATGATACCGAGGCGGATAACGGCGCCCACCCGGTTGGACGGGATGGCCTCCGTGGGAACGATATCCCCCGGAACGTAATCAACGCCCGCAAATCTGGCGGGCTTCAAACAGGTGTAAGCGCCCATTTCTGCCCCTCCTTACACGCAATCCTCGAGGAACACGGCGAGGTCGTCGCAGGTTTTTTTCATGTCGGTGGACATGAGGCCCTCGATGAATTCGCTGTGATCCGCCGGGGCGCCCTCAAACTGATCGAAGGCCACGGGCTGGCCGTTGCCCAGCATGTCCCACGTGAAGATGTAGCCCGCGCTGGGCTCGTCAATCTGCGGGGTGGGGGTGGCGTAGCACAGGAGGGCGGCCTTGCTGTCGCAAATGAAATCCATCGCCGCGGCCTGGCCGATGCCGGCGGTGTTGTAGGTACTCTCCAGCACTTTGACCTGCTCGACGCCGAACAGCTCCGCCAGCACCTGCGGGGTGACGCGGGCGGGGTTTGCGGTGGTGCCGGTGTATTTGATGCGGTCGATGATGTCGGGGTGATTCTTCAGCGCGATGTATGCATCCACGCCCAGGGCCAGGCGGTTGGGGGTGCGGCGACCGTTGCGCTTGATCTCGGCCTTGAGGTCGTCGATCTGGCCGATGGGGTCGCTGCTGGAGTTGTCCCACTTCCAGAATTCATTGGTGCCTGGCGTGGTACTCCTGCCGGTCTTGACGTTGCCCCACGCGGCGGCCTTGAAAAACTTGGACGCGAAAAGGATGTCCTGATGCAAGAGCATCTGCTCGGTGGCGAAGCGCACCTTGGCGCGGCGGGGATCGGCGACGCCGGGGGCGTTGCTGCGCTGATAGTTCAGCTGGGCGATCTGGTCGATGCCGACCAGCACCTGGTCAACCTGGCACTTATAGGAGTTGTCCTCCTGGCCCATGATGGCCGGATTGACGTGGCCAAAGGCCGGCTTGCGCTGCACGTTGTCGCGGGCCAGGTCGGCCTTGCTGAACGTATAGAAATACGACGCAGACAGGGGCACGGGGCAAATGGGGAAGATGCTGGTGGCGACGAAATCCGCGGGATTCTGGAAAAACGCCATGGACATGTTGGTCAGGTAGGCGTTGGGCTTCCAGCCCTTGGCGATGGACGCCTGGATGCCCTGATTGGTAGACCTGTTCATTTTCAGTCCTCCTTATGCTCGATTAGGATGCCGGGTTGACGTAGCCGGCCTTGATGATCTGGACGTGGATGACCTGGTTGGCCGCGGTGGCGGCCTCCAGGGCCTGGGCCAGGATGAATTTGCCCGCGGTGGCCGTGACGGCCTTGCCGTTGGCGTCGGACATGAGCATCGCGCCCGCGTTGACCGCGGCGCCCACGATCCAGAGGCCGATGTCCTTGACCTGGACGGTGACGTCGTCGCCCGCGGCGACGGCTGCGTCGGTCTCCGGGATGATCACGCCCACGGCCTCCGCGCCGGCGGTGCCGACCGGGGCCACGGTTCCGGTGGAGCCCATGGCGGCGGCCAGCATGGCGCCGTTGCTGATGGCCGCGCCTGCCTTGGCGCTGATGACCGCGCTCTCATTGATGGAAGTGCCGATATGCATGGTTTTTCCTCCTTTACCCGATTAGCGGTTGGCCTCGTACTGACGCACGAGGTCGGGGTTGTCGATGCACGCCTTGTCGATGGCCTCGGCGTAGGTCATCGCGGGGGCGGCCTTGCGGATTTCCTCGGCCTTTTTCTCGATCTGGGCCCAGGCGGCGTCGGCGTCGTTCACAGGGGCGCCGTTGCCGCCGCGCTTGCCGATCTCATTGAAAGCGGGGGACGCCTGGATGACGGCCAGGTTGGCGTCGAGGATGCCGATCATGTCGGCGTATGCGGTGCCGCCGGCGGCCTTGAGGGACTTCAAAACGGGGGCCAGCTCCTCCGGCTTCTTGCCCAGAAGCTCATACTTCTTGGCGACGGCAAGGATTTCCCTGTCCTCGGTCTCCTCGCGGAATTTCCGCAGGTTGCGGAGCTCCTCGGCGACGGCGGGGTGCATACCCTTGTAGATGTCGTCGGTGTCGCCGACGGCGGGGGTGGTCGGGGCCGGCTCTGCGGCCTTGGCGACGGGGTCGGTGGCGGTGGTGGTATCCTCCGAGATGCCGGCCTTTTTCTCGATGGTGTCGAGGGTCGCCAGCTCCTCCGGGGACAGCTTGCTCTTGTCGATCTTCATGTCTGCGTTTTCTCCTTTCGCGGAAATAGATTTATTGACGACGGTGTCGTCGGGATTTGTGGCCGGGTCTTTGTCGGCCTCGGTCTGTGCAGGGGTGATGGGTTCCGCTTTCTGGATCATGTCGTCCAGGCGGGCTCTGGCCTCTTTTGCAATCTGGAGGCGCTCCTCAGTCAGAGGCTTGTCGGCGGATTTCTCCACCTTGGTCGGTACGCCAACCGACCATTTCGGGATTGCTGCGGTGACGGCTGCCATGAATTCCGCGCAGCTCTGGGTCATAAGCGTGGGCTTATTCTCCGCGGGGACTTCGGTGTCCCGCAAAATGCTGCACAGGCTTTCCTGCAACGCATAGCAATAATTCCAGATTTCGTCGGCGGTCCTGCGGAGCTGCTGCTGGAGCATCTTTTCGCCGAAGGTCTCAGCCTCCCCGCCTCCCTTGGCAATCTCCTCAATGATGCCGCTGGCCTGGGCCTCCGTCGCGCCGACGGACTTGAACAGCCCGGCAACAAACCGCTGAAAGATGTTGTCCGCCTTCGGCTCATCCGGGGGCGGTCCTTCTCCTCTTTTGAACAGCACAACGTTTGCGCCTTTGTTGTCCCCGTTGTCCACAAAGTCCACCTTCGTGACCTCCAGGTCTTTCAGTTTTGCCATTCTTCACGATCTCCTCCTTTCTTCGGTGATATAAACAAATGGCAGGGTTTAACCGGCCCTTTGTTTGTCGATAACTCGTTACTCCGGGATGCGGACCGCAGTGCCCTCGATGGAAAACATGGGGTAGCTGCCGTCCTTGATCTTGGCCCAGACGTCGTCATCCGTGACCCGGAAGCCGATCCACCAGCCGACGGGCAAGGTGCCTTCCGGGACACCGAGGGCCGCCTGTTTGTCCGCCGTGAAAACGATGCTCTCCACGAGAACGGCGCAGCCGCCCCGCTCGTGCATCTCTCCGCCCTCCCGGTAGAACTCGACGAACTTGTATGCCGCCTGCTCCAGTTCCTCCGGCTCCAATTGGTCACCGGACCAGTCCGTGGTCTGCTGGCCCGCTGCGTCCTGGGCCACATAGGCCCACCCAAACGCGAGGCGTTTGTCGTCGTCGGATTTCTGGATCTTGAAGCGGCCGGTAATTCTGCCGGGCTCCGGCAGCCGCTTGCTTACTGCCTCCGGCTGCACGTTGGAAAAACAAAACATTGGGATCAGTCCTCCTTTTTGCAAAAAAAGAAGGCGGGGCCGTGATGGCTCCGCCTCTGTGGGTGGTGCTATTTAATTGTCCAGGACATCCGGGTAATTCAGCCCGGCCTCCTCGCCGAAGGTCTTTCGGTACCATTCCTGCAGGTCGTCTGTGGTCTGGATGGCTTGGGTGATGTAGGCGCCGTTTTCGACAATCTTGACCGTCTGCCGGCGGAAATCCTCAATCGTGAGGGCCTTGAATGTCCAGCGCCCCTGCATAAAACCGGCCGCGCAATCAAACACAAAGGCGTCGCCCCCGTCCTGGATGACTTTGCCGCGGATCGAATGCCCGCGGATGGTATCGAAGAAGCGGAGCTCTCCGTCTTTCATGTGGCAATTCAACGCCAACCCGGTCGGCTTTTTGTCTCCGGGCCAAGTGTATGCGTATGTCGTGCGCCTGTTCATATCGTAGACCCCACTTTCACGAATTGGGCGACCTGGATGCCGTTGATCTCGGTGATTCCCTCCGCCTTGAATGCCTGCAGCAGCTGCGCCCGATCGCCCTTGGTCTCGCACACGATTCCGGTGAACGATTCCGACGGGATGATCTGCCGAAACATGATTTCGTTGTTGTATTGGTAGCTCTTGTTCATGGCCGCGGCGAAATCTGTGGCGCTCATGCGCCCCAGCATTTCGGATGGCTTGGTTGTGCCGAAGGAGTCCGACGGGTACGCATACCAATCGGTGCGCCCCAGCTCCTTTCCGTCGATGATGATGCGGTAGGGGCCGCCCTTGAAATTGTTGTTGAAGCGGGCGCCGTGACTGTTTTTGACGCCGAGGCGGGTGAAAACATTATCCGCGCCTCCGCAGCGCATGTCTGCCTCCGGGCTGGCCCCGGTCATATTGATCCCGGAAAAGCAACGGTGATTCGTGGATTTCAGCCCGCCGGTGCGGACGGCCCGGACGACGGTGCTGGATTTGTTGGCGCCCACCCAGACGTATTCAGCGCCGGCCTTTTCCATGGCTGTAGCCAGCTCCGGGTCGTAATATGTGGCGTACCCCTCCGCAATCTTGCGGAGCTCCACGCCGGCGATCCGGCTGTCGCTGATGCCGATGTCCCGGAGTATATCGTCAAGTTTATCCTCCAGAGCCTGGCCTGTCAATCCCTGAAACTCCCGGACGCGGCCGGGGGCGTTTTGCCATATCATGCGGGCCTTGATCAGCGTCTGCTCTGCCTCCGGAGTCGGCGTGGCCAGGATGTCGTCCAGGCCGACGCTTTTCAAAATGCGGGACATTTCGGCGGCGTCGATGCCGCCGTCGGGGCTGACCGGGACGCGCACGCGGAAAAAACCGTGCCACGAATGAAAATTGCTTGATGCGTCCTTGGTGTAAACCTCCAGGACATTCTGCCCGTCCACCATGCGCCGGCAATTCAACGTCACGCCGTTGGCCTGCAGGTCAATGGGGGTTGACGAAAACAATGCCAAGGCTGGGTCGGATTGCTCGAATTCCATGACGGCCTTGGCGCTGCGGCTCTGCATGGCCCGCAAGGTGTCTGTCCAGGTGCCCTCGGTCAATTTTCCGCTGACCTCATAGTATTCGGTGCCGCCGATATTCATGCGGCGGGCCGTGAGGTTGAGGCCCTCGACCGCGCCCTTGTCGGATGAAACGGGGACGCCGCCCATTGTGGTCGGCGCCCTCGACAAATCGGTGAATACGTCAGTCGCCGCCTCCACGCCTTTCGGGAGAGCCGCCTGCGGCGCCGTCTGGGCCGCTTTCCGGGCCGCTGCGTTGGCGGCCAGGCGGGTTTTGACCTGGTTGGACATGGCCGCCGCCTGCGTGGGGTCGGTGATGGCCGTAACCAGCTGGGTCTTATTCATGTTGTTATAATACGCGATCCCCTTCGTCTTGGCGATGGCCTTGAGGTCGGCGATGCTCATGCCCTGGAGGGTCGCTGCGGTATGCTGCACGGCTGCGATGGGCTGCGCCGTGACGGCGGCCGCCTCATCTGCCCAGACGAATTTGACCGCCTGGCCCGTGCGCTCTGTGAGGAGCTCGCTGTAAAATGTGCGGTACGTCTCCCGGAGGGTGGCCTTGCGCTCCACGATGGCGTCCAGAAGATCCTCCGCGGCCTGGCCCTTGCCCAGCCGGCTCTCCGCATACTCCCGGAATATCTCCCGATATTCGGCGTCCGGGATGCTCTCCACGCGCTTGATGTATGTGAGGGTGTCCTGCAAATCCAGGTCCATCTCGCCCTTTGCGAAACGCCGGTAAAGGGTGTTATAAAGCGGCTCGGTCTCGCCGTAGGCGCTGTTTGGGTGGTATGTGGAGGACATTTTGCCGCTTGCGGCGTCCTTGATGTAACGAAAAGATTGCTCCTTGTCCAGGCCGATGATCCTGCCGGATGCGTCGGTGACGAAATTGTCGCCGTGGGCGTCGAAATTCCCAAGCAGCCAGTCTGTGACGTGCTCCCGCTGGATTTGCGCGGTGACGTCGGCGCCCAAATCGGTCGCCGGGCCGTGTTGCCATGCCTCCAGGTCGATCCCGCCGGGCTGGACGTCGATCTTCTTCTGGAAGGCGCCGAATTTGCCGCCCAAGTCGCCTGTACCGACCTCTACGGCCGTGTCTGGGTCTACGATGCCCTGCACCTTGTAGCCGGCTTCCTGGGCGTAGGCTCGATATGCCTGTGGCTCATGGGTGAATTTCGATTGTGCCGGCTTAAAATACCATTCCTGTCCGTTGGCGTCGATCCAACTTTCCATCTTGCCGGTGTTGCCGATGGACAGGTTTTTGCTGTATGCCATGCCGGGCGGTATGGTGACGTCGGCCGGGATGACCGCCTGGGACGTCCCAGCGGCCGCTGTGGCGGCGTTTTGCGCTGCAGGGGGTGTACTCGCACCAGGCCACGGTTGGAGGCCGCCCTGGGCCGCCTGTGCGCCCTGCTGGGGCTGGAATACAGGCGGGACGGTCTCCTCGAAATGGGTGGCGCACCTACAGCGCGGGTGAAACGGCGGGATCATCGTCTGGCCGGGGAAGAGGGGGTGATCTGCCGGTTGGTCGATGGCGATCTGTTTGCCCTCCATGGCGGCGCATACCGGGCAGATGTCGTCATCCGCTGCGGTATCGACCACCAGGTAGCCGTCGCCCATGTACCCGGCGGCCTGGGCCTGCCGGATATACTCGGAATATCCGAAATTGTACGCAAAGGCGGTCTCGGTCGTGGCGATGGTGTAGGCCCGATAGCGATGCTGTTGGGCGGCGTACTTCATGGCCGCCTCCTTGGCCCGTTTCTCCGCGGTGGCCTGCTTCATTGTCGGATTGTTGGCCAGGAGGTTGTCCCTGACCGTAGTGTAATACTTCAAATTGGCCGTTGCCTGGGGCTGCGTGAGGCCCACCAGGGGCCGGATGGCGCGGGCCAATTCGTCAACGGTGTATTGGCCGGTCGTGCCGGCGCCGATCAGCGCCTGGATGGCTGCGCGGGTGTCGTTGCTGACCGCGGTGACGAATTCGGCGCCGTGGGTGCTGATCCAGGACGTCATCCCGTCGCCCATGGCGTCAAATATCCATCCGCCGGTCGCCTTGGCCGCGATGGCTGCGGCGCCGGCCGCTGCGGCTGCCTCCCAGACGGGCTGCAGGTGGACGGCGACAAAATTGGCGTAGTCCTGTTGCCACGCCTGGAGGGTCGCTTCGTCCATATACCCGTTTTTGATGGCCTCCCGCAGTTCCTTGTATGTGATGGCGTTTTGCTGATTTGTCCACATGCCAGTCAGCCAATACATGGGGGCGGCGGTGTTGGCGTTGAGGTAGTCGTTCAGCTTGGCCAGCGCGTCCTTGCCCGCCTTGCTTTTCTTGGCTTTCCTGATGAAATAAGCCCGCGGCGTCATATTTGGCGCCGCTTTTTTTATGCGAAACATGCTCAGTCCCTCCACAGGGCAGCCTTGGCTGTTTTTACTGCTTCCGGGTCATCCTCCGGGGCGACGTCGTTGTCGTTCCCCATGTTGGGCTTACTCCGTGTGCGGTCCGGGTTTTGGTCTGCGCCGGGCATGGGCGTATAATCGCTCAGGCGCGCCGGCAGGCCCCCTACGGCGCGCAGGTAGTCCTCGATCTCCGGGTCGGGTACGATCAGACCAGCTGCGGTCATCTTGGACAAGTACTCACCCAAGGGTCCGAGGTCGGTGTCCTCCACGTCGCCGTGGGTGAGGGTTGGGTAGTCGGTAATGCCTGCAAAATGTTCGCCGTTCATGGCCAGCAGCTGCGGGATGGCCTTGTTGTTGAACGTCTCGCAGATGATGTCCAAATACGCGCAAATCGCCATTGCGAACATGTGGGTCTTGTTGCTGCTCAACGCAAAGCTGCCGACGTCCTGATGTCCCAAAAGAACGAAATCCGCCAGGACGGTCATGGCGATGCGCGTATCGTACCGCTCGATGACCTGATTGGTATCGAACTGTCGGCGGCCGCCGGTGCTCAGAAGCTCCAGCTTCCATCCGGCAGGCATGACGATCCCCTCAAGGCTGTCCCGCCGGATGTTGGTGACGATGGCCTCCGCGTTGGCCCGGATGGCGTTCATGTCCGGGTCGTCGGTGTCCCAGATGTTCATGCCCTCCGGCGCGGTCAGGGTCGGGAAACCGGCGAGATCCCGCTCGATGCCGATGCCCTCGATCTCCTGGATGCGGCGTTTGAAATACCAGTCGCGGTATGCGTTGCGGAGAATACTGCGCCCCTCCGGGTTTCCCTTACGGGATTTCGTCCGAAAAAGCAGCAGCTTATCCGCCGGAATGGTGATGATTTGGTAATCCGGGGGCGGCATTTGCATCATGGCGATCAAGTTATCCGCGTTGTCATACGTCCATTCATACAGCGTTTCCTGTGCCCGTATCGGCAGCTTTTGCCATGCGACCAGGCCGTCGGTATATTTGCTGTTGAGCTGGGGGTTTCTGCTGATGCCGCAGCGCCGCTTGTACACAATTTCGTGGGCGCTCCACCCGTAGGTCAGGAAGCTCAAAATCTCTGAGACGGTGTCCGTCCAGGTGTCGCTCATGTCGTCCATGCACTCCCGGACGAAATCGGCGGCGTCCTGGTCTGCCTGGGCAGGGCCTCCGGGCTGTACGTCCCAGTCTACCTGACGGATCAGCAGCTCGATGGCGTAAAGGATGGCGCCGACGATGTCGTCATTATCGGCCATTTCCCGGTACGCCTCGATGCCGCGTCGGCCGCGCAGCTCCGGCAAAAACTCCTCTTGGAATGCGCCGCCCCAGCGTCTCTGTCCGAGGCGTCCAAGCTCACGCATACCGTAATGATTTGGCATTTGATCACCCCCTTCGTTTCCAATAACTGTCTCTCATGAGTGCGCTGTCATTTTGTCCTGGCGGCCCTGTGATGGTCGGCTTGTCCATCAGGTACAGGATGCCCTGGACCAGCGCGTCCGTGGTGTCTTTGTATGCCCCTTTTGGAAACATAAGCAGATCCTGGATCAGGTCCTGCACCCACGGGGCTGCCTCCGGCTCCGGGAAAAACACGTTACCGGCCTCAAAGTACGGCGTCACGGACAGGGCGCGTTCTTCCTTGCTGCCCTTTGGGTTAAATTCCACCATGCCGGCGACCTGTTTTTTCAGCGTGTCCACGATGGCCGGGCCGTTGGCCTTGTTCTCGACTACCTTGGCGCGGGCTTTGGGCCATTTGCCCGTCATGGTGCGTACCGCCGCCACGCTCTCGGTGAAGGTCATCTTGTCGTTGACCAGGTCGAAGACGTAAATACCGGACCCGGCCCGGCCCATAACGAAGCCGGCGACCTTTGCGCTGCCCTCTGATTTGGTGAAGGCCATGTCCCAGGACTGTATGAGCATCTGCTGATGCGGGGCCGCGCTCGGGCGGAAGAAGTTATGCAGCCATTCCCGTTTGAAAATGACGCCCTCCGCCGGTGCCGGCGTCTGTTGATACTGACCGGAATACTGCAAAGACCCCATGCTTTTCTTCAGCCCGTCCAGGACGCTCTTATCGAATCGCTGCGGGTTGAGGACATCACCCTCCTCCCGGACGATCTCCCGTCCGCTGATCGGGAACGTGATGACGGTGCGCTCCGGCGCCTCCGCCGGAAGGCACAGGTGGGTATATCCCAAATCCTCCGTGATGATGTGGCCGGTCAGGTCCTTCTCGTGCAGGCGCTGCATGACGACGATGAACGCGCCCGTCCTGGGGTTGTTCAGGCGGCTCTGCAAAGTGTTGGTGAAAAAGGCAATGGTGCCAGCCCGCTCCGTTTCGCTGTTCGCCTGCAGGGGGTTCTGCGGGTCATCCAGGATGATCACGTCGCCGCCCTCGCCGGTCAAGGCGCCGCCGACGGACGTGGAAAACATCATGCCTTGGTGGTCGTTCTTGAACTCGTTTTGACGGTTCACGTCGGCCTTGAGCTGAAAACGATCCCCCCAGGTGCGCTGATACCAAGGCGACAGGATGATGTCGCGGCTGAGGACGTTGTGCTTGCGGCTCAGGCTGTCGCTGTACGACACCTTGATGAAGCGCCTTTCCGGCTGCCTGATCCACGTCCAGACGGGATAGCAGACGGTGGCCTGGATGCTTTTCATGTGGCGCGGCGGTATGTTGATCACCAGGCGGTTGATCTGTCCGGCGTTCACGGCCTCCATGTATTCGCTAATCAGGTCGATGTGCCAGTTGTGGATGTATGCGGCACCCGGCTCGATGACCGGCCACGCCTGCCGGATGAAATCGGAGAGGTTTCGCTCGGCTTTTTCGCGCCGGATTTCTGCCAGCGCTGTCGCCGGGTCAATCCCCAGCAGGGCCGCCGTTTTCGATTTTGGCGAGTAGCTGCTCAAACTGATCGAGCTCCTCATTTGACAGACCGGACAAATCCAGGCCGTTGTCGTGCTTGATCTCTACCTCTCCGTTATGGGTGACTGTCTGGTTTTCCGTGCTTTCGCCGCGGCTCAGGCGCTCCACGCGGACGGCGACGTCCACCATGCGGACCAGTTCTGCCGCGCTGATCTCTGTCTCCGGGATGGACAGGAGGCGCTTGGTGGCTTTTCGAAGCATCTGCTGGGCAAGGAGGGCGTGCTCCGCGTGCATTTTGCGGATGGCGGCCTCGTTCGCCCCTCGGACGGTGCGATCCACGTGCGCGTCGTAAGCCTCAACACGCTGTTGCCAATGGCCCTTAACGTTGTGCCGCATGATTTGGCGATAGCCGACGCCGGTAATTTCCGCCACTTTTCTCAGGCTGCGCCTTTTGTAAGCTACGCTGCCGTCCATAACGGCCGTGCCGTCGTTGGCAGTCGGATATCGCATGTCGCGGTAAATCACAAAATACCCGAAGGTGTTGGCCGTCTCGCCGGGCTGCCGCTCCCAGAGTTCCCGCTCTTGCTGATCCTTTGCCACTGCTTGCCCTCCTCTCTGCCGTGATGGTATGCAGAGGAGGGCAAGTCCTTACGGGCCGCCCTCCGTGTGCTTACTCTGTTACGCCATTGGCCAGGGTTCGACATTACGAGACATATGAATACGCCCGCCTGATCACTGTTCCACCAGACGGCGGCTCTGCCGTGATAATCCCGACGCTGGGATTATCTGCGTCCGCCACGACCTCAAATGTCCCCAGCCCGTCTTTGCGCACCCGGCTCCACGTGGTCCCATCAAATCCAAACGTCGCGCCGCTGATTTGAATTCCCAGGTTGTTATACCAGAGGATCACCTCCAACTCCAACGCACCCGCCGCCTGAATGTGCAGCGGCGAAACGAAAGGATGCGTATACGGCGCCACTGCGACAGTCAGCGCCCCGATCTCCGTGGTGTCGATGGTGCCATTGACGCCAACCGTGGCCGCCCCCTGCTCCACCAGTGCCCCGCCGGACACCACCATGCCTTCGTCCGCTGCCGAGTAGGTGTTCGGCACATCGGCCTCCACCTGGTTCCATGCGACGCCATTGGGAGCCGTGATGACGCCATTTTCTTGCACCTTCAGCGTCTCCAGCGTCGGCCCGCTCCCGTGGCCTCCAGACTTGGTGCCCATGATGTAACTCACGGGATCAAAGTTCACCCTCCATCGCCTCCGTTTATCATGTCGTTTTCGTCCTTCATTGGGCCGTATGGCAGCATTTTTCTGTCCCGCTCCAATGTGACGCCGATGTTTCCGGTTATCTTCACGTATCGGTTGACGATGACGTCGCAATACTTTGGATCAAGCTCCATTGTGTAGCATCTGCGACCTGCCATTTCCGCCGCCGCGAGGGTGCTGCCGCTGCCTCCAAACAGATCCATGACCAGGTCCCCGGTCTCGGTACTGTTGGTAATGGCCGTAAGCGGTATCTCGACGGGCTTCTGGGTGGGGTGCTCGGTCTTGGCCTCCCGTGCGACCTCCCAGACGGTGGTGTCCTTGTTCTCCGGGTACAGGAGGACGCTGCGGCCCTCCGACAGCCGGATGTATCGGATTTTCTTACCCTTGGGCGGGTTACTGGAAAGATACACCTTGCCGCCCTGGCTGTCGGTCAATACCACGCCGCCGGACAACGTCGTCGCAGTGCCGTCCTTTCCCCGCAGCACGACTTTCCAGGTGGTGCGCTGGGCCCTGTCGCCATAAAAACGGCATTGCTGGCCGGCTTTCTGGGCGTAGAAGCAGGGCTCATGTGCCCATTGATAATCTGCATGGCCCAAAACCGGCGCCGGCTTCCACCAGATGATATATTGCTTTTTCATAATGCCAGCGGCGATCATGGCGTCATCGAAATCCCGGAAGGCCGTGAATGCGTGCCAAATGTAAAAGGCTGCGTCGGCGTCGGTGTGCTTGACCATGTTCTTGAATGCCGGCGTCAGCAACTGCATGAGGGCGTCGGCGTCCAGGTCGTCATTCTTGATCATGTCGAATTTCCCGCTTTGCGTCTCATAGCTGACGCCATAGGGCGGGTCGGTGTGAACAAGCTGCGCCGTTTCGCCGTTCATAAGTCGGGCAACGGCTTCGTCGTCGGTGGCGCTGCCGCACATGACGCGGTGCTGGCCGACGTGCCAGATGTCTCCGGGCTTGGTCATAGGGATGTAGCCCTTTTTGATTTCTGGGACGTCGTCCTCTGCGTCGCCCTCGCCGCCCATGGCCGCGATGATGGCCTCGATGTCCTCCGGGGTGTAGCCGGTCATTTCGACCGGGACGACGCCATTGTCGATGCCGTTGATCATGTCGATCAATTCCCCGCTGTTGAGGGTACTCAATTCAGCCAGGCGGTTGTCGGCAACGAGGTCGGCCCATTCCTCCGCCTCGCTTTCGTAGTCCTGGTATTCGACCGGGGCCTCGCGGAAGCCGGCGTACCGTGCCGCCATAAGGCGACCGTGACCTTTGACGATCATGCCGGACAAATTGCTGACCGTGATGCTGTTGCGCCAGCCGGTGGCCTGCATGATAGCCGCCAGACGCTTGATCTGATCCGTGCCGTGGTGGTTGGGGTTGCCGGGGTTCGGCCGCAGCTGATCCAACGGCACAATGGCGTCATAAGCGCAAAAAACCGGGACGCCGTCCGCGGTAACTGTCCGCGGGGTCGCCCTGGTCTCGTAGTGGATGTTGATATCGTTATGAT